CTCGGTGCTGGACCAGTGCCATTCCCATGGGATTTGGTCGGCGTCGTTGATCAGGGAGAGGGCATAGTTCAGACCGTTGATATGTCGCCATATCATGTCCAGCTGGCCGCTCGACGGCAGCCACCACTTGCCGGCTTTCAGACCATAGCCCGCCGAGTTCACGCGGGAATAGTTGGCGCAGTATCCGGGAGCGTAGTCCACGCCCGCGCACTCCGAGTGAGTGATTTGTGCCGCCGTGTTCGCCTCGCCGGCCCAGTCCGCCATAGCCTCGCGTCGGCTCGTCGTCATCTTGCCGCCGGCTGTCACATATGCGCTCGACCAATAGAGCTGCGTGCCCTGCGTGGCCACTACCAGTTTCTTGTCACCCTCGGTAATCACCACACCAATGGCCAGCTTGCCTTTCTCCTGCAGAGCGGGCCATGCGTCCAGGTGCACCATGCGCGCCCAATCATCGCTGTCGTAATACATGATGAGGATGTTGTCGTACATCAAATTCGGATTGATGCCATTCTGAATGTAACTTCTCAGATTATCTCCAGTGATGGAGTTGAGTGCGCCGCTGCTGTCTGTCAGCACCACGCGCTGTGTGTCGGCCAGGGTGGTTACCACCGGCTTGTTTCCTAAATTTGTAGTTTTTTCGTCCATCTTAAATTTGATATAATTTTATCGGTTACTCACATAATATATAATAGGTATTCGCGTTGTTTGTAAATCTCAGCCCTATCAGCTTTTTTATCACTCCGTTGCTTATTGTCAACGAGGTCGCTGAATTTGTCGCTGCCGGGTTTTCGTAAAACAGCACGGAGCTGTCAGCTCCTTTAATCGTCTTGTCTCCAGGGTTTCTGGTCATTGCCGGATACCACAGTGTATACTCTCTTGAAGACCCTTCCTCTAAGGCTGGAAATACAAGTTCGTCTGAGCCCAGGTTAGGCAGACAGAAAAGCGAGGCTGCCTCTGTGTCTCCGGTTCCAAAGCCAAGGTTCAGTGTCTTGGCTGTGATATTTCCGCTTACCTCCACATTCTCAAACACTCCCGTCTTGCACTCCACATTCCCGTCCTCTGCCCGGAACAGCACCACGCCGTTCTTTTCCATTACGATGGAATCCGCTACCAGCGAGTTCGTGGCCATGAACTGAAAAATCGTGTACTGCTTGTAGTTCGAGTTGCTGGCCGACGGCGTGCCCAGCGTGCTCACCGTGCCCGTCACAGCCACCTTCCAATAATACGAGCCGTACTTCACCACGTCGTACCATTCCTCGCCGTTGGTGCCCGAATACAGTGTGTAACTCGACGCAAGGCTCGAGAAAGCGTAGATGCCCCTCAGCCTTGCCCCGTCATAGCCCCTCAGCGCAATCACCGCCGGAGTGGTCATCGTCCATGCCGTGCCCGAGGTCCAGTGGATTCTCGTGTACGTCCACACGTAAGGCTTGGCCGCCGTGGGCGTCTGCGCCGTCGTGCTCCATACCGAGGTCGACGGAGCCGTGGCGGGGTCCGAAGGATACGTGGGAGCCGTCACGCTGCTGGCGCTGATGGCCCAGTAAGTAATCTGCTCCGCTATGCCGCGCCCGTCGTCCCCGTCGTCGCCGTCCTTGCGGAAATTCACATAAGCCGTTCCACTGAATACCATAGGTCAAAACTCTTTAGAGGTCATTACCACAATGATACCCGTGCCGCCGCCCGCGTTGCACATCGCCTCCGTCACCGTGAAGCTCTTGGCGTTGGTGGCCTGACCGCGGTAGTTGCCGCTCGGGTCGTTCGCCACGAAGTCAAACAGCGGGTTGGGTGTCAGTTCCTCACCGCCGCGTGTCACAATCTTCGGAGTGTACGTCACCGTGCCGCCCGTGCCGCTTACAATCTCTTCCGTGGTCGGGTCTGGATTCGGCTGTACCATATACGGGTCCGTGGCGTCCATCACGCCCTGCACGTCCGAACCCAGCGCGGTCGAGGCGCCCTTGGCGTACACCTCCACCTTGAACTCGGCGTACGTGTCGATGTCGGCCTCGTTCACCGTGTACGTCTGCGAGGTCGCTCCCTGGATCAGTGCGAAGCCGCCGTCCACTGTAGCGTCCGCCTTGTACCACTTGTATGTCAGGCTGCTCACATCCTCGATCACGCTGCCGCTGAAATAAGTCTGCGCTTTCAGCACACACTTGTTCGTGGCCGATTCCGTCTTGCTTGTAATCACAAAGTTGTTGCTGTCGCCCGAGGCGATAGTCACCTTGTAACTCGTTCCGCTCTTCTGGCCGATGGGAATGGTATACGTGGCCTGCAGCTGGTCGCTCTCGTTGCCAATGATTAGCGTGGCTATCGCCTTGATGGTGGCCGCCGCGTAGCCCGCTGCGTTGGCTATGTTGTCTACAATCTTCAACGCCTGGCGCCCGTTGGACTTCACCTTCTCGAAGAGCCCCGCGTACACGCCGATGGACTTGCCGCCTGAGAAACTGATTTCCGTGTCGTTCATGAACCAGCGTATCTGCGCGTCGTCAAAGCTCTGCTCGCCCAGCGCCGTGCGCGATGAGATGCACACAAACTCCAGGATGGGCTCCAGTTCCGAGTAGTCCGGAGTGACCACAATCTCGCCGGCTCTCTCCTCGTAGTCCTGGAAGAGGTCGCCGTTCTGGCTGACGATGGAGGTAAAGTAAGTGCCCGAACTCTTCGAGAACTTCACCTGTCTGCTCGCTGAACTCGTACTCATTGCTTGTCCTCCTCATCCGTTACACTGCTGTCCGCATCATCCGTCACGCCTTCTCCGTCCTTGTCAGGCTCTTCACCTTCCTCCGCGGCCGGCTCTTCACCTGTCGGCTCTTCTGTGGCCGGATCATCTTCGTGGCCGTCGTTGTCAACGCTGTCAGTATTATGTCCGGCATCGCCTTCCTCGCTCTCAGAAGAGCTGTCCTCTTGTCCGGACACTTCCTCCTCAGAGGCCGGCTCGTCCTTCGCCGCAGTGCTGCCCGTGCTGCCTTCCAACTGGAATCGCACGTCCTCGGCTACGGGCAGCGTACGTGTCACCTTGCCGTCCTGCTCTTCCTTCGCCTCTTTCAGCGTCAGCAGTACCGCGCCGATTTGCTCGCACACCTCCTCGAGGAAAGTGCGGATGTCGCTGTCGATGGTCAGGCCCAGCTTCGAGCCGATATTCACCAGGTCAGCCTGCCACAGAATGAAGTTGCCGTCCTTGCACTGGAATCTGTCATTCACCAGGAAGTTCATGAACTCCCATACCTTCTTGTTCACCTTAGCGTGATAAACTGTTATTGCCATAATCTGTCATATTAAAAGTTTCACATTAGTTACATACCAATATCAGGCCCTTCTCGTCCGTCAGCAGGTTACCGCTCTCGTCCGTGATGGCCGTCAGCGGGCCGCGGTCCACCAGCTCCACGCCGATTACGCTGCCGTATGCCTGGCTGATGAAGTCAGTCTGCAGCGTGCAAGGGGCTCCGTAGCCTATCACCTTGGTGGGTGTGGCGTTCCCGGCAGCCGTCTGTGCGCTGCCGTACCATACGGGCTGGTATACCTCCTGATAGTTGCTCACCACACCCTGGCTGTCCGTCACTATCAGGTCCACCTCCATCTCCGTAGCCGCTGGAGGCAGGTCACTCGCTCCCACGATTTCCGTCTGCAGGGCAGGGATATAGCGCGTGAATGTCACCGACTTGGCCGGACAACTGTCCGTCAGCGCCACCGTCGACGGGTCGCCCGCCTCGCTGTATCTCACACGGCAGCGCAGCACCATCTTACTGCCCATCAGCGACTGCTTCACGGTGCAGTACGTGCCGTCTTTCGCCACCTCGATGAAGTAATGCAGGCCGCTCTCGCCCACATCCTCCCACGTCTTCCCGTCGTGCGACAGGTCCCACACAAACAGCCGCTTGGCCGTAGGGCAGATGCCGCCGTCCACATACAGGTTCGCCTTCACCTTCACCTCGTCCGCATCGCGCAGCGGGTTGTAGAGGTGCGAAGGGTCGATGTCCAGCGACAGCGTGGGCGAGCTTGGAGCCGACGAACTGCATGCCAGCAGGTAGCTTCCCTGTACCTGGAACACCTGCCCCGTGCGCGTGTCGGTATATTCCGCGGAGAACTTAAGCGTCAGCGTCGTGTCCGGCGTCACGTTCTTCTTCACGCGGATGCAGCCGTTGTCCTTGTCGCCCGACACGATCTCATAGTCCCCGTTGCTTGCCGTGATGAGGGTTGAAGTCCCGCCAATCACCTCCGTCCAGGTGATGTTCGCCAGCTTGCCGTTCACGCTGCCGGCTGTCAGCACGCCGTCCTGGTCTATCACGCGCACGTCGGGACGCAGCTTCAACGGCACGGCCGTATAGTCAGGAATATACTGTCCCAGATAGGAGTTATACACCTGTTCGTCGCCCACCGTGTTGTCCACCGTCACGGTGCAAGTCACCGTCAGCGGCGTGAAGTCGAATTTAAAGGGTTTGCTCTGTGTAATCATATAATGTCTGTCTTTGTTAATTCGTTTCTTTTGTCACACTGGCCGTGGCCGCCTCGCTGCCCATGCCGTCACGCAGCGTCACCGTGGCCGTGAAGCGCACCTTCTTCGGGAATCCCGAGGAGGTCTTTGCATCCAGGTCGTCTATCGTAATCACGATAGCCTTCCCGCAGTCGGCGTGCTTCGCCGCCCATGCGTCGTCACTCGCCGTGCGCGGGTTACCCTCCGCGTCCTCCGAGTAGCGCGTCCACTCCACGTCGCAGTCCAGGATGTCGTCCGTCACGTCCGTGTTATACAGTGTGGCCACCACCGTAAGCGGCATCTCAAAGTTGTCAATGTCATAAATCTGCTCCGCCTCGGCAAAGGCCACCGTGAAGTTCGGGTTGCCCTCCTTCATGGCCCAGTCCGTGTTGTTCCAGGCCGGTTCCGCGGTGGTGCCGTCCTTCTGGCAGCGCCACTTGCACCCCCTGTGCCATACATCCGATATGACGTAGCGGTTGTTCTCGTCATACGAGCGGAAGTGGTATCTCTCGCCCTCCTTCCACTCGCCACAATCCACATACACGGGTATCGGCTGCCCGTTATAGTCAATCTGTATAAGGTCCTGGCAGATTACGCCCATGGAGTAGAAGTAGTCACGTCCGGTCACGATGCGGATGTCGCCCCTCAGCCAGCTGGGAGGATCGCCCAGCTTGAAGCCCTCGTTGGTCGAATCCGTAATCGGTTTGGTTACGTTCACCAGTTTCCTTATGCAGCCATCCGTACTCGAGAGGTAGATGCACTTCTGCCGGGCCTCGTCCGTCTGGTTGCCGTACCGGGCCACCATCATCTTCTCGGAAGGCGGATAGTTCCTCCCGGCCGGCGTCTCCTCGTCCGCGTACAGCGTCACCTCGATGTAGTTCGCCGCGGCGTTCACCGAGTTCACCCGCATCCACGAGGTGTAGAACCTGCCGCCTTCACTGTCCAGCGAGCAGATAATGCCTCTCAGCACATTGTTCACCGCCTGGGCGGTGAAGTATCCGTCCCACTTCTCGTGCAGGTGCAGGCCGTAACAGCCGTCTCCCAGGCTTTCCACACTGTCTATGGCGTCGGTCTCCGTAAGCAGCATGTCGCCCTCGAGGGCCCCGTAGCGTTTCACGGTAAGGCTCGGCACCTCGATGGCCGAACGCACCCTCAGGCTCTCCACCTCCATGTTGCCGTCCGCGTCAATCTCCGCGCCGCTGCCCGAGTAAAGAGATTCGTCGTAGGTGCCGAACGTGGCTCCCTCGCCGAAGTTGATGGCTCCCTCGATGCTCGTCGACAGTCCGCCCTCGCCACCCGTGGCCACCCACTCTCCGCCTTGACCCACATAGATGGCGGCGGGGAGCGAGTAACCCACCAGCGCCCACCAGCCGTCATGCGGCATAGGGAAGGCCTCGCGCAGGCTCTTCACGTCGGTGAACAGGCCCTTGTTCGGACCCTTCACGTTCACCGCGTCCAGCCAGCCCTCCACCTTCAGGTTGCCCTTCACCGACATGTTGCCGGCAGCCTTCACGTGGCCGCCCGCATGGATGTTTCTTGTCACGGACAAGTCACCCTCCACCTTAGTCACCTTCGTTACACTCATTCCATCAAGCTTTTAGCCAATCCGTTAAACAAATTGCTTCGTTCCGTGTCCCCCACGGCGGCCATGGCCAGCGCTGCCGCCGTGTATACCACAGCCTCGTAGCACCGCTCGCATATCTCCACGCCGTCATCCTCGTCCAGGCTGGGGTAGGGCAGGTACACCGCCTCGGTCACCGCAGCCTCCTCGCTCTTGCACGAGTAGAACTCCAGCGTCTTGCCCTCGCCGCGCATCACAAGCGCACACACAGGCTTCTGTGCGGTGCCCCTCAGCCCCTTGAAGCGCGATGACTGCAGGGCGTATTCCGGGTCGGACGGAGTGATAGCCTCGTACACGGGGCGCTCCCAGTCGTCCATCCTGAACAGCAGCAGCCGCATGAAATCGTCGGGGAGCAACACCCATCCGCTGCCCATCGTTCCCCAGTACACCGCCTCGCCGAAGTTGTGCCCGCCATCCAGCAGGCGCACAGGTGCTACCGTTTCCACACGTCTGACAGCCTCCAGCACCTTGCTCCTTACAATCCCGTCCAGCGTCAGCGTGTCAATGTCTCCGCTTTCCAGCAGCAGCCCGCCTTCCGCGTTCTCGTCCACGGCCACCCTCACATCTTTCAGAATCCGATGGATATTGTACACCATACTCCAGCCCTTTCGTTAGGATACCCACACAAACTTCACGCCGTTCGCTTCGCCGGCCTTCTCTGCCGCCTCCTTGCTGCGTACGTTGCGCTTGGCAATGCCAAAGTGCTCCTTAAGATACTCCGCCGCATCGTCCAGCTCGGCCACTTCCACGGTCTCAATTCCGGTGCCTTCTACAGCACCCTCACCGTCCGGTTCCGCCTCAACGGGATTGCCGTCATCCTCGCCGGCGTTGTCAGCTGGCGCATCTTCGTGCGCGCCCTCGTCATCAAGCTGCGCCTGCAGCTCGGCCTCTTCGGTTGTAGTGGCGTTGCCGCCGTCCTGCCCGTCCGCCGCATCCTCCTTGCCGTCCTTCTCGTCCGCCTTCTCTTCCTGCTTCACAGCCTTCTCGGGGTTGTGGGCAATCTTTACAGGAGGCTCGCCTTCCAGTTTCACCTCGCGCAGCTTCTGGATACGCCCGTTCTTGAAGTAGGCGCTGTTCTCGATAGCCCGCTGGTAAATGGGGTTGTTCGTACTGAACGTGGCCGGCGTGATGCCATACTGCGTCATGCTGCCGCCCGTGAAGGACACTCTCAAAACCGCCTTCCCGATAGCCACATTGGCCACAAACTCCATCAGGCCGACGGCTGCATAAGTCACTCTTTTATTTTCCATAATCATACTTGTTTTAAGAAGCAAAGGCGGACGGTCCACACATTCCATCCGCCTTTGCGATTGCTACATTCTTTATATACTTACCGTGTCACAGACTGTGGCTTATTCAGCGGTGATGCTGCCTGAGTATTCAACCCAGCCGCCGTCCTTGTACTGCCACATCTGGCCGTTCAGGGCGTTTGCGTTGATGCCCTTGCAATCACTCAGCAGGTAATATACCGTGCCGCTCGAAGGATTCTCCGGAGCTTCCTCTGAATCCCACATGACAAACGAAGTGGCTCCGTCTGCGGTCTTGGCGCCCTCTCCGTCAATCCAGATATGGCACGAGCCTTTCAGGCCGACAGCGTCCCACACGATCAGAGCCTTGCGGGCTGCTTCTTCACCTTCCACGCGTTCCTCGTCGGTGTGCTCAGCGGAATATTCATAGTGAACCAAACGGTCCATCGCAATCAGGGCGGCCGAGTTGGCGCAATGCAGGCGGTCAAGCGCGGGGTCGTGCTTGAGCTCGATGTCGCCAAACACCGTATGGATACTGGTCACCTTCCAACCCAACGCATTCGTCTTTACAGAAATCTGGATTTCCGGATGCTTCGAGAAATCAATGCACTGGATATTCTCCAGGAAGTTCTTGCCGCACAAACCGATCACTTCATTCGGAACGTCTTCACCGGTGAACGCCATCTTGCTCAGCGCAATCAGTTCCTCGATGGTCCATTTGCCGGTGTGCTGCAGTTCCTTCTTAAACTGCCAGCGGATACCCTTTGTGGTATACACAAACTGCGGTCCCAGTTTGGTGTCCACCACGAACTTGCTGGGCTGGCTCCACCAGAACGTACGGTTCGACTTCACCTTGAAGTTTGTGATTTGCGCCTCCGCAATCAAGGCCTGCGCAAACGGGATGCGCTTCTTCTGCGCCTCGAAGTAGTCCGAAACCACCTGGTTCATGCCGCGCTTCTGTGCGTAGATGAGCGTAGGCTGCGGGATGATCAGGTCGGGGTTCACCTCCTTCTGTGTCTCGTAGAGCGCATTCACCAGCAACACGATGGTCGAGCCTGCCGGAATGGTAGGAATGGTACACTCCAGGTCCGTCTTGTTCGTCTTCGGGCCGTTTGTGGCGCGTACGATGGGATTTCCGGTCACCATGTCGCGGCCTGTCACGAACAGCATCAGGTCTTGGCCGGGGAGTTCCGTCTGGCCGTCTTCCGAATAGCCGCTCACGCCCTTTACTACCAATGTGTCGTAGGGCTGCGGGATGGCTCTGTCGTTCTTTACCAACGGCAATACAGCCTGGGTGGAGTTGCCGCCTGCCAGTTCGGTGTCCGTGGTCACAGAGGAACGCGGCTCGTCAATCTGGTAATGTTCCACAATAGGTGAGTTTACCTTCACCTTCTTCGCCTTCAACACCAACTGCGTCAAAGGCGTCTCATCGCTCTTGAACTGAAACAGTTCCTCGTCGATGTCCGTTTCGACGAACTGGCCGGGGCCCATTCCGCCGGTCGCTGCGGCAGCGCCGCTCACCGTAGACGCCTGGCCGGGTACCTGGGATTCCAATCCGGCCGAGCCAGTGGCAGTCTGCGGAGCGCTTCCGCCCGCAGGTACCGCATTATTTGCATTAGAAACTTCTGCCATACATTAATGGATTTTAAATGAATGAATAGATATGTTGAATAATCACTTGGTGTCCGTCGTTACCAGGCCTCCGGGATGGATGCCGCCGCTTGCCGCGGCCAGGGCGCTCACCGTGGCCGCCATGCCGAAGGCGTGTCCTCTCACACCGGCCGTGCCCGTCACTGGGCTGACTTCACGTTCCTTTGGAAACTTGACTGCCTCTCCGTCCATTTTGACTTTCCTCCCTCCTTACATGGCCTCGCGGGCCAGGTCGAAAATGGTGCTCTTTTTCTTCTCCGGATTGTTCGCCTGGCCGTTGCGTCCGTTCAGCTGCGGAGTGCCGTCGCCCTTCTCGCGGTGTCTTAGTTGCTCATCCACCTTGCGGTTACGGCCCCTAATCTCGCCTTCCTCGCCTGCGATGCCCATGTCACGCTCATAATTCAGCGCCTTCATGGCCATGCGCACGCTCTCTTCCTGGAACTTGCCCAGTACGGCGTCCTTGGCCACACCCATCAGCAGGTTCATAGCTCCGTCAATCTCTTCGTCCGTCAGGCCTTCGTCCTTCTGCAGCTTCTCCAGCATCTCCAGCGAGGCTTTCAGGTTCTTCTCGTACTCTTCGTCGAGTTTCTTGCTCTCGGCCACACGCTCCACGTACTCGCGGTTCGCCTTGGCCATCTCCTCCTGGCGGTCCGGGTCGTCAATGATGTCCTTGATTTCAAAGCCGTAGTTTCTCACCAGGCCAACCGCGGGGTCCTCGCCCTTGCTCCAGTCGCTCACGAAACGGGCGCTTCTCGGGTCGGATGAAAACATGCCGGCCAGCTTGCTCTCGCGGTCCTTATAGCCGTTCAGCTGGTTGTCGTAATCATCGTAATCATCGTTGATTTGCCCGAAAACCTCCTCGTCGTCCTCGAAGCGCTTGTCAGGGCTCTTCGCCCGCAGACGCTCCAGCGTCCGCTCGCGCTTGCTTTTAACATTGTTATTATCAGCCATATACGTCAATATTATATAAAGTGACTATTTTAATATCCACAAATGTAACATACCGTTTCCATACCTCCATTTTATCTTTTTACTCAAAAACATTATCTTTGTTAAGACAAACCAAGCAAACGAATACCTGTAACTTAAAATTAACATCACACATCGTCCGCCTATGAAATACTTTGGATCCGTACTCGAGTTCACACACGAGCGCAACACCGACCTCCTCCGGGCCTTCCGCGTGCAGATGCTGCAGGCGCGCCACATCCGTATGACCGACATTTTCAGCCGCGTCGTCCAAATGCCGTCCTCGCGCTTCTGGGTTTCTGAGGAGCGGGCCGCCATCGTCGTTTCGTCCATGCTGCACGGCCGCCCGCTCACCGGTATGCGCGAGAGCAAGAAACGGATGTTCCGCGAAATCTACCGCCGTGTCGTCATCCTGCGTGCCGCCGACGCCCGCCGCCCACTTTCCGACATCGTTTCCGAGGTCATACACCAGCCGGCGCCCAGCTTCTATATGTCGCCAGGCTCGGCCAAGGAAATCATTTACAGAATCAAACGAGGATATTACAATGATAAAAGAATATAGCAGCATCCAGCAGGTGCTTGCCGAGAATGAGCGGCGCCTGCGGACCATCAACGCACCCTTCAATCCCATCACCGGGCAAGGCTCCGTGGGCAAGCGCACCATCTTGCGCATCACCGATTTCCCCATACGCGAGCAATACATACCCGTCACCATGGACAGCGTACCCCTCGTGCGCCTCCTCCGTCAGTACGGCAGCGTCAGCCGTTTTCTGGTCAGCATCGGGCGCCCCAACCCCACACCCGAAGACCGCCTCCGTGTCGTCGAGCAGTTCATTCGCGTGCGCATCCGTCACGACTTTCCATTCTGGGCTGCCTTCTTCGTCTATATCAAAAACAAGGGAGGAGGCGACGATGTACTTTTCCGCCTCACGCGTCCACAGCGCAAGTTCGTGGACTGCCTCGAGCGTTTCCGCCTTGCCGGACAGCCTATCCGTATCGTCCTGCTCAAGGCACGTCAGTGGGGCGGGTCCACCACGTCGCAAATCTACATGGCATGGCTGCAGCTCGTGCACCGCACGGGCCTCAATTCCCTTATCATCGCACACCAGGGCACCGGTTCCGATGAAATCAAGGACATGTTCGACCGCATGATAACCCGCTATCCGGCCTCCATGCTCCACCGCTTGGGCGAAGCCTTCTCCGATGACGAGCCCAAACTGGTCGGAGTGGGAAAGTCCGGCTCCATCCACCGCGTTCCCCAGCGCAACTGCAAGATAAAGATAGGCACTGCCGAGCGACCCGATTCATGCCGAGGCGGAGACTACAATCTTGTCCATCTCTCCGAGGTGGGCATCTGGAAGAAAACGGATGGCAAGACGCCGCAGGATATTGTCCGCTCCGCCCTTCACGGTATTCTCTACAAGCCGTACACCATGATCGTACTCGAATCCACCGCCAACGGCACCGGCAACTTCTTCCAGACGGAGTATGACAGCGCCAAGCGCGGACAGTCGCAGTACAGCCCGCTCTTCATCTCCTGGTTCGACATCGACCAGTACTCCATACCATTCGACACGCCGGCGCAGCGTGAGGAGTTTGCAGCCCGTCTCTTCGCCGGACGTCACGGTACGTCCGTCTCCAGCGACCGCGAGGAATCAGGCAGCTATCTATGGTCGCTCTTCCTCAAGGGCGCCACACTCGAGGCTATCAACTGGTATATCATCGAACGTTCCGGATGTGATTCCCACGCCTCCATGGCCTCCGAGTTCCCCTCCGATGACCTTGAAGCCTTCGTCAATTCCGGCTCCATGATATTCAACCGTCAGCAGGTACAGAATCTCCGTCAAGCCTGCCGTCCGCCGCACTTCATCGGTGACGTCACGGCGCGTGCCGATGAAGGGGAGGAAGCCCTTGAGAATATCCGTTTCCATGCCGACAGCCAGGGGATGCTGTGGATATGGTCTATGCCAGAGCCTAACACGCCCGACGATGAGGAACACGTCACCGACCGCTACCTCACTGTTGTCGACATCGGCGGCCGCGCCAACAAGGCGGACTGGTCCGTAGTCGTCGTCTTCGACCGTCTTTATATGGCCGACGGTGGCAAGCCCTCCGTGGTCGCGCAGTGGTATGGCCACACCGACACCGACATCCTTGCCTGGAAGGCTGCGCAGATAGCCTCCTTCTACGACAACTCCCTGCTCGTCATCGAATCAAACACCCTCGAGACGCACGACCGCGAACGTCAGGTTGACGGAGACCAGTCCTCCTACGTCCTCAACCAGATAAAGGACTGCTATCCCAATCTGTACGCACGCCGCCCCTCCGAGACCGACATCCGCGAGGGCCGTCCACGCCGGTACGGCTTCCACACCAACGTCAGCACCAAGCCCATGGTCATCTCCACGCTTACCAAGGTCATCCGCCAGGGGCAGTATGTCGAGCGTGACGTGCGCTGCTGCGACGAGTTCGACACCTACGAGCGCAAGCCCAACGGAGCCTTCGGGGCTATTATCGGCAAGCACGATGACCTTCTCATGACGCGCGCCATCGGCCTCCACGTCTGCTTCAACGAGATGCCCGTCCCGCAGTTCGTCCCCAACCGCAAGACAAAGCGTCCCTCAGAACGCCTTCGCCCCGTTACCGAGGCCACGTTCTGAGGGACGCCCTTACAGGAAGACTTCATGCACCGCCTTAAGCGGCCATTCCACCCTTTATCGCATTGTAACCCATCTGCACGGCATTCATGTCGGCGCCCTGCTGAATCTGCTTGCGCAGGTTCTCCGGCAGTGCGTCCGGCTTCTCGCCACGTTCCAGCTGTTCCTTCTGGCTCTTCAACATCTGCAGCAGTTCGTCCGCAAACGGGAAGCTGCCCACCTGCAACATCTGCTCCAGGCTGATCTGTCCCTGCTTCCAAATCTCCATCAGGAAGTCGTTGGCCACTGCACGGTAAGCCGGTGTCTGTGTGCTCTCCGTGATGGAAAGGTCGAACTCCACATTGCGTATCTTCTGCGGGTCGTACTCAATCTGCGCGCCAGCCTTGCCCGCGATGTTGAACACGCGCTTCGTATCATAGAACTGCTGCATGTTCTTCACGTCCTTATATGCCGAATCCACACGGAACTGCGAGAAGCTTTCAAGCAGATCAAGCAGCGAGGTTGTGGCGTTCTGTGTCTGCTGGTTGTATAGCGCGGCGCTCATGCCCGAATATCCGGGCTTGCCCTGCAGCGCACCGTTCACGCCGGATATATCCTCGAACATCTTCAACTGGATGTTCAGTAATTCCGTGATGCCGATGTTCGTGCAGTTGTTCGCAATCTGGCGCGGCAGGATGCTTGCGTCGTTGCCCTTCATCTTGATGGCGATAACACCGTTGAACTGGCTCCATTCCTCCGCAATGTCGTCTATACTGAAACCCTTCGGCAGGCATTCTTCCGGGAAGAGCAGCACGCCCTTGGCACTCGCGCGCATAATCCAGTCGTAAAGCGTGATAAGGCGGTTCGTGTAGCGCTGCTGGTCCACCACGTCCGACACAAACGAGTGTATCTCTCCGTCGATGAACGGATATGCCTTGAATACGTACGGGTGGCTCTTGTGTTCGTAGGGCGTCTCGCCCTCAGCCAGGATGTCTCCGAACGGTGTCAGGTAATAGTAGTACCAGTACTCGTCCACAAACCACTCCGCCTCGATCATCGGGATGTCGTCATCGTCCATGCCTGCGGCGCGTCCGCGCTCCAGTCGGTCACGGTTCACCTTTATCACCATCTCGTCATAATCCTCCAGCTCTATCTTGAAGACGTCGCCGTTGTTATAGTCATGGCAGCGGAAGCGGGGCTTCGTCTCCTTCCTCCAAAGCTCGTACACTCTGCAAAGACTGGTGTCCGTAGGTATGTAGAAATCGAAGTTCTTCATACTCGGGAAGCCGAACTGCTGCCACGTCTGCGAGAAGCGTTCCCTTTCGTGCGTGTAGCGGTAAATCTCGGCCAGGCGCTCGTAATCCTCGGGCGTCTTCGCAAACTGGCAGACCAGCGTCTCAAACGCCACGTCATGTATCTCCCCGATAAAGCTCGCGTCCCATCCTCTGAAATCGCGCATATTCGAATCGATGATGAAGTTGTTCGGGTTTACGTAGTCCGTCCAGCAATCCAACTCGCCGTTGCGCCATCCGTACCACTTCTTGTGCACGGCCAGTGAGCCTATCAGAAAGTCCTCCATCGTCCGGGCGTTCACTTCCTTCATACGGTTCTTGTCCATGTTGCACTGCAGGATGATCGACATCGTCTCGCCCAGTTTCTGCTCATCGCGGTCGCGTGCCGTACATGTCGGCTCCGTCGCCTGGCTGCGGTACACGCCCAGCACGTTTCTCACCATTCTCCGGATAAGGTTGTTCTTCATCGGCACGTTACCCTGCTTCCGGATATAGTCCTCCTCCGTCATCTTCACGCCGTTCACCTCCACGATGTCCTTCCACTGGTCACCGTAAGTGTACTTCTTGTTCCTCTCGCGCTCCATGCGGAATCGGGTCATGTTCAGCCAGTGCTGCTCCGCCTGGCGCAACACGTTCCACGCCCTTCTGCGCTCCGCCCTTGTCATGCGGCTGTGGGCCACACTGTCCAGGCCACCCGTGGGTCTCACCCGGCTGAGCCTGTGCAATTTCTCTTCATTCCCCATTTTCACTCTGTTTTAATAAGATGATGGGGCAAAGATAACTCCCTGCCCCCTCACCGTCACTTTATCTTTGGTTTGTCATAGTCACACAGGAGGGCTACCATCCGCTCCTTCTCATTGAGCAGGCGGCTCTCAATCTCCGCCTTCTCCTCCGCGCTCCCGGCAGCCAGCCAGCGCTTGGCCAGCTTGTCCAGCATGGCGTCATGCCGCTTGAACAGGCGGTACCGTCCGTACTCCGGACGTCTGGCCAGTTCGGCATTCAGCCTTGCGGCCTCTCTCGCGTCGTAGGCGCCCTTGGCCGCGATGGCCTCCTTCATCTTCTCCACTTGTTTCGCATCCTCACTGTACTCCAGATACAACGCGTTCACATCACGGTCGCCCAGTTTGCCAAGTCGCGCCTTCTCCATAGCCTTGGCTTTGTCCTCGTAGGTCAGCAGGCGTTTCTCCTTCAACTCGTTTCCGTAGGCCCATCCCGTCAGCGCCGCCGAACGCTTCACCTTATATATAGCGTAGCGCTCGGCCAGCTCCTTCGGTGTCAGTTGGCTCGCGTCCGTGCCGTTGCAGCCCAGTTCGTCAAAGTATACCTTGTCCAACTGTGACTGTGGGCAGCTTAACACCCTCATCAGGCACAGCGTCGCCTCGCGCTGCGTGCGTGCGTCGCCTCCACAGGCGTCCCATACGGCCACCGCCATGTCGGTCAGCGTCTGCGGGTTCACTCCGATGCCGGACTGTACCAGCAGGTTCACCACATCGTTCGCCGCGGCCACCTGGTCGCTTTGGAAGTGCCGCACGATGCTCTCCACATCATTCAGCAGCGGCAGCAGTGACGGGTCATAGTTCTGTAATGACTGTCCGCTCACCGCCATGTTCAGGCCGTCGCTAAGCAGGTTGCCTCCCGTCAGTCCTTCCACGCCTCCGAACAGTGCGTGCACGGCCGCATCCTTCAGGAACTCGTCCTTGTCGTCATCGTCCCCGCCGCCAATCAGGTAAGGCAGGTACGCGCCCAGGTTCCACGCGAACTGCATCACAAAGCCGAACACGGCCAGTCTGGTCAGGTCACGGAATACGCCGCGGTTGTAATCCTTCGTGGCGGCCGCATTCGCCTGATCGCTTTCCAGCCCGTTTCTCACGTGCTGCTTAGCCATGAAGGCGATGCTGCGCTCGCGGTAGCCAGGCGTCATGGCACGTTTCAGGTTGCGGATGGCGTCCACCATCTGGCGCTGGTAACCCATCGAGGAGTTGCGGAATACACTGAATGCCACACTGGCCACTGTGCGGTCAAGCTGCATTGTGGAGAGGAAGGCGTTCTCGTTGGACTGCTGCGTCTCGTTATAGAGCACCGTAGCGTCCTGCTTGGCCCTGCGGTCAGCCCACTGGGCGTCATAGCCTTCTCTCACGTACTGGCCATACTTCGTCCGGTAGATGGCGTGGGCGCCTACTGCCACTGTCAGCGCGTCCACAAAGGCGTTGGGCGACATGCCCCACTGACCCAGTTTCTCCACCAGGTTGTTTCTCCAGAATCTCCAGTCCATCTCCGTGGGCAGTAATCGGGAATCGCCTGCCTGACGGCTCTTCCACCGTTTCTCAAACAACGGCAGTTCCTTCATAGCCCAGTTCCACGCTCTCCACGGAGTGGCCGCGTCAGCCAACAGACGGGCGGGGTTCGCCTCCGACACAAAGGCCGGAGAAGACAACAACTGCTTCAACGCAGTGAACACACGGAATGATATTTTCGCCGCTGTCACGCCCTTCGATACATTCGTGAAGGTTGAATCCACGCTGTCGCTGCCAACCACCGGATGGTAGGTGCCCGCCGCGATGCGGCACACGTCCTTGAAGTTGTTCCACAGTTTCTTACCGCCGCCGTAGATACTGCTCATGTTCATCACCTGGTTTCTGAAACGCTTGTAGGATAGCAGCGTGTTCACGTCGCGGTTGAACTCGGCGAACGCCGCCCACTTCTCCATATTCTGTATATGCTCCACCAACACCGAGAACGCGTCCGCACCGGTCACGTCCAGTGCCAGGCCGTTACGTCTTCTCTTGATGATGCTTCCGGTGGTCGTTGAAGGCTTGCTCTCTCCGTCAAATCCGTCGCCCACGTCCACCTTCTCGGAACGGGCGTTACTTAGGATCTTCAACGGGAAGTAGTTCTCGATTGCCGCCATCGAGGTCCCGAACATCCGTTTGTATACCTCATTATACTCACTTCGCTTGTCCACGAGGAACTCCTCTTGCATCCAGTCAGCCAGTTCGGTGAAGCGCGGGTCGATGATGTCGGTGATGCGTTCCACGTCCTCCTCCTTGATGCCCATCTTGCGCAGCTTCATACGTCCGTCAGCCATCTTGTTGGCCATATAGATATAGAGCATGTTGCCCTGTGTCAGTTCCACGCGCTGCATGCCGTCTCCGTTGCGTATCACCGCATAGCCCTTTCTCATGCCGCGCTCCAGTGCGTATAGGTCGCTCCAGCGCATCCGACGGCGGAACACGCGGGATGCCTTGCGGTCCATCGTCTCAAAGCTCTTTCTCACGCCCAGACGCTCGGCTTCCGAAGCGTCCACCCATCCGCGCATGAAACGGTTATACAGGTAGCCCTCTCCGTTCTGCGCCTTGTTACCGAACAGTCTCAGCATCTGGTCAAAGGTCGCCAGCGGTTTCAGGAAGAAACGCACTACCGGCGAGTTCATAGCCTTTTGCGCCCGCGTGTCTCTGCGGTGTTCGTCCGAAGGCCTTCCCTCCATGTCGCTGTTCGCATTGTGTTGAATGGAGCGCACGCGTTCCTTGTCCGCCGCGCGGAACTCCTTCGCCCGGGCGATGCTGCCTCTCAGCCGGTCGGCCAGGTCACCCGTGAGTGACCGGAACGCTTCCATGCGCTCCAGCTTGTTCTGCCGGATAGCGTCCTCTGTCGAGCGGACAAACTCATCGTAAGCGGCACGGTCGGCAAACTTGCCAGCCGCAAAGTCCTCCTTCGCTTGTTTCAACTCCTTCTTGAGGTCCGCCAGCTCTTTCTTACTGTCCGTAATATCCTCCATGAAGCGCTTGGCCAGGCACAAGCCCTCGTATTCGATGGCCGCCTCTTCGCTCGTCACGTCGTCCTCGCTGCCCATGCGGTCGCTGGCTGCCTCTATGGCGTTCTCCAGATCCTCCCGCTCGCGCATCTTAAGTCCGGCCTTCAATACGTCCACCAACTTCTTTCCGTCGCCGTCCAGCTCGCCTTGCACCTCCACGCCCTGTGCGTTCACGCGGCTCGCTTTCACCTTCAGCAGCTTTGCCATGTCACTCTGTGCCTGACTGAGCAGGTTGTCGGTCATCAGGTCCATGATGGCGTCCACGTTCTGTGTAATGTCCTCCTTTCCGACGGCCTGTTGCACCTGCGTCATCAGCCGGTTCAGGTCGCGTGCCGTGGCGCCCTCAAACCATCCGTTGGCCACCAGCGTCTTTGCCAGGTCGCCCACACCCTTGGCGGTGTTCACGTCCAGCTCCTTCTGCAGGGCCATTGCCTGGCGCAGTTTCTGCATGTTGCCTCCGATAGCCCTCATCGCATCGTCACGTAACTTCACGTCGTCCTTATGTTTCTGGGCCAGCGCTACGGCTCCCTTGATAACCGATTCCTCCATACTCTCAGGCGTCTCTCCGTCGCGGAACTTGAACTCTCCGGCTCCCAGGCGCTGCTTCATCACCACGTTCTCGGCCTCGCCCAACGCTCCGCGCTCCACCTGCATCTGGTAGCCTCTCCAAAGAATGTATCTCAGGTCGTTGTCGTTCAGTGTTACACTCTTCGGAATTTTCAGTCCCTGCAGCAGGCGTGCCACAAAGTCACGCACTTTCTGCCACAGGCTCTTCTCCTCAGCGTTGAAGTCCTCGAAGCCCTTCTCTGCCAGTCCGGCCAGATATTCCTCGGTTGCCTCCCTCATGTTCCATCCGTGCTTTCCGGCCAGTGCGGCAATGCGCTCTCTCACGGCCTTGCCGGCATGACTATACACCTCGTCAAGGAATCGGTCCATCTTTTCCTCGCCAATCATCTCACGCAAGGCACGGTGTCCCACAATCTCGTGGAATACCGTCTGCTCCACGTCTTGTACGCTGCGGTTGTTCCCGGCCACAATCACCACCTCGCCGCTCTTCGTATCAAACCATCCCTTGGCGTTTCTCATACGCTCTTTCTTGCGCTTGTCCTCATCGGCCAGTGTCTCGGCATCATCCACGATGCGCACCTTCACGCCCAGTTTGCGTCCCAGCGTCAGTGCGGCCTGCTTCTTCCCCGCCTCCGAGGTATCCATCCGCTTCATCAGTCCGCGGTTCAGTCTCTCTACCATAGCGTCTGTTACGGCTCCTGCCTCGCGTTCCTGCGGCTCTCGCCCTGCGGCTTCCACTATTTCGTCCACCTCGCTCGGCTTCAGGATACGGTTCACACGCATGGCTCCAGTGATGATCCAGGCATCCGTCTCGGGGTTCGGGTTCGTCCGGTAGCGGTATGATCCGTTCCACGGCATGTGGTTCAGCCCGCCCATCGAGTGGGTGGGGGAGCTCAGTCGCTTGCCCTCCTTGTTATACCACATACGCTCGTCGCTTTCCTTTTGGTAATCCACGTCATCGGCATATTCCACCTCGGCCCATACGAAGTCCTTCGGGAAGAGTTCCCGCAAGCCTGTCACGGGATTCATTCTACCAAACTGCAGTGCATAAGGTATCTCACCCAGGTGCCAGCCAGGTCGGTAAGCCAGTTTACCGCTGCCGCCCTGCGTGCCCTTGCCTCCGGCCTGCACGTGGTAGCGTCTCAGCCAGGGTTCCACGCCGGCCTGCTCTTGGTCGGCACCTTCCTTGTCCACGATAAGTTGCTCGTTCGTGTCGCCGTCCAGCCATACACCGGTAGGCGTGTCCTCGCGGTCTTCATTGGCCACCATCGGAGGATACAGTTTGCCGTCCTTCAACACAAACACCTTGTATCCGATACCTGTCCTTACGGGAGGCTCATCCTCGCGGATGCGGTACTTGTTGTTGTCCTTCTGTGTATCCTGGTCGTCCTCTTCGTCTTCCTCTACGGCTTCGTGAACGCCGTCCGCTTCCTTGACTTCCGAATCTATCTGAGCGTACTTGGCCTCCTTCTCTGCCATTTCCTTCTTCATCAACTCCTCGTACTCTGACAATCGCTTTCTCATCTCGGCCAGCTTGTCGGCATCCTCAAACGTCTTGCCTTCGCGCGCCTTCAATTTCTCGATGTCGTCCTTCGCGCGGTCGATAGCGCTTCCAAAGGCCTCGCTCTTCTCCTTGAAGTCGTTTCCGGTCACCACGTTCTGCAGCACGTCTTCCAGACCGTTTCGCAGCCAGCCCTTACTTACAGGCACGTCCTTAAGTCCCAGTGCCTCGCAACTGTACTTCACGTCATGGCTTGCCGAGAAGGTGAGCGTGGTCTGTCCGGACCGGTCGGCCATGCGGCTCTTTACTGTCGTCTTGAAGTCGAAGTCGATACCGCCCACGTTCACACGGATGGAGCGCTCGGCCTGATAGTCGCTTCGCTGCTTTGCCTCGTTCATCTGCTCCGTCACCTTCTGGTTGACGTCCTTGAAGAACTTGTCCATGCTCTCCAGGTCGGTGTACTTCGTACCGTTCACCGTAATACCCTTCTTGGCATCGTATTGCTTCTTCAAAGTATCAAGAGCCTTGTCCGCCTCCGCTTTCAGGGCTTCCGTCTCCTTAACCTGTCCCTGCAGCTTCGGAATCTGGTTGTGGATATAGGTTTGGTCGTTCTGCCACTGTCTGTAGTTGGCGTCCAACTTTCTCACCTCCTTTTCCGCCTGGTTCTTCAACATGGCATACTCGCTGCCGCTCAACTGGGCGGTGATGTCGCCGAATACGTCCTCGTCCTCTTCCAACGAGCGGTTCTCCATACTCGAGGCCATCATCTTCTTGCCGTTCATAATGCTGTCAGCGATGGCACCCTTTGTCTTCAGGCGTTGGTAAGCCGTCACGTCCAGTGAATCCTCCACGCCGAAGCGGAGTATTCTCACCGGCTTGCCCATCTCTTTGTGGATATTACCCTGTCGCAGGATGCGTCCGTTGCGCTGCGTGTAGTCCATCGGTCGGTTCGGAGCGTCCAGGTGAATCAATGTGTGCAGGCGTTCCTGAATGTTCACGCCCGTACCCAGCGTACTTGTACTGCCCAGGATGACGCGCACCTCGCCGCGGTTCACCTTGTCAAAGATTTCCAGCTTCTTCTTCATGGTCATACCGCTTACCATCACCACAATCTCTTTCGGGTCCACGCCTTCCTTAATCAGTTTGTCGCGGATGTCCGTATACAGGTTGAAGCCCGTGCTGCCGTTCTGGTACACATCGGCGAAGATAGCCACTGTGCCCTTGTAATCCTTCGTTTCCTCCAGCGATCTCAGCGTCTGTCTTACGGCCTCGTTCGTCTTGCTGTACGGGTCGTCCTCGGCGTTGTCCACTACCAGGCGGGCATCCACTGCGGCCGCCTTGGCGATACCGTACATGGTCAGCGGAATGTGGCTGTTCTCCTTCTTCTCCTTGCCGCTCATCTTGTCAAATTCATCCAGGCGCTTTCTCACAAACTTCATCACGCTGCGCAGCGCCTTCGTCTGCGGAAGGAACACGTCCTGTGCCTTGCCGCCTTCCATCTCCGGAATCTTATCACTCACGCCGCCGGCCTCGCGTGTCAGCACGGTATCCGCCACACCCGACCATATTCTCACAAGCTCAGGCAGGTTCACATAGCCCGAAAATCGGTTGTTCTCTTTGAACTTTCCGTTCGTGCTGAACTCCAGCATCTGCTGTATGTTACCGAAGTTTCTTACAAAGTCATCGAAGTAATAGATTCCATACTCCTTCATCTGGTCAGCCGGCATCAGGTATCGCATGAAAGTCCAAATCTCGGCCGCAGTGTTCGAGATAGGCGTACCGGTGGCGAACACTACGTTCTTCCCGTTCTTCTTCTCCATCACGGCCTGTGTCTTCAGGAACACGCCCTGCGACTTCTTGGAGTATTTGGGGTCCACGCCCTTCACACCTCGCTGCATGGCCGTCGCAAATCCCAGGTGCTTGTATTCGTGTGCCTCGTCCACCAGCAGTGCGTCAATGCCCATATCGTCAAAGTTCTCTACGTCATCCACCTCTCTGTCCAGCATCTCCTTGGCCTTTACCTCGGCGTTTTGCATCGCTACAGCCTGCTTCTTCTCGTCCTTCTCGCGCTTCTTCCCTCGCTTCTCTTCAAGGGCGGCACTCAGTGCGTTTAGCTCATCCTGTTGCTTGCCCAGCTCCGCCTTCGCCTGACGGTATATCGAACTCTTCTCGCCACCGTCAGTTTCGGCCAGCGCGTTCATCACGCGTATCTTCTCGTCAATCTTCTCCTGGACGAACTTCATCTGTCGCTCCTCACTGTCCGGGATGCGCTCGAACACAGACTGGGGTACCACAATCATATCCCAGTCATTGTATTTTATCTTTGCGTAGAAGTTCTTTCTGCCCAATTCGTTATGGTCGCCATCGTCCAGGGTCAGCACATTGGCCGTGGGGTACAGCGCCTTCGCGCTCTCCACGAACTGTCCCACCGTGGCGTTCTGCACTACGATCATCGGCTTGCGTGCCGTTCCCAGTCTGCGCATCTCCATGGCAGCTGTAATCAGCGTGAAGGTCTTTCCGGTGCCCACCTCGTGTGCCAGCATTACAGGCTGCGTGGTAGCACGGATGGCGGCTTTCGCCTGATGCGGTCTCAACTTGAACTCGCGGCCGTTCACCAAGGCGGCCTGCCCGCCGAAGTGCTCCGGAATAAATTCGTCCGGAATGCTCTTGGGTACCGAGTTATTGAACTGCTCGTTATATCGCTGCTCCATCTTTGCGGACAACTCCTCGTCGCCCTGCATCTTGGCTCTCGCCCAATCCTTGAAGTCCATTCTGATTTCGTCGATACGGCTTTGGCAAAGCGCCGTGGCGGCCTTATCCACCTCGGTCTCTGTCGTCCCGTCGTAGTTCCTATGGGATTTCTGCACCGTTATCGTCTTGTTCTGGATAGCCGCTTCCATCAGTTCGTGACCGTATACCGTCACATGCAGTTGTTCGCTGGTTACACCGGCATGGCGGTTATCTTCTGAGTAGATGCCATACTCCGGAGCCTTCATGAACCATGTGCCGCCTACCGCCGTAAACTTCACGCTCACGCCCGTGCGTTCCTTCACAAAGTCCTCGTAAAGCTTGGCGTCCACCCACGATGAGCCCAGCGTAAAGTCTATCAGGTGCGCCGGAATGTTATCCGGAATCACCTTCATCAGTGCCTTCACATTGTTCGTGTAAGCCCCGTCCTTGTTGCTCTCCTCGGCCTGGCGGAGCTTCTCTCTCACGTTCCCGCTCAGATACTCATACGAAACCACCATATCTCGGCTCACCGGATCCTCAAATCCCAATCCGCTATCCACGATGTCCCTTTTGATGTCCTCGGCATTTCTGCCCAGCGTTTCCTCCAGATAAGGAATGTCGATTCGTCCGTACTTATACAGGCTGACGATGATGCCGTCCTTCGTGTTCGTGGGCTTCGGCTCTTGCTCTTTCTCCACCACACGGCGCGTGAAGATGTCGGTCTTCCCGTAACGCGCGGTCTTGTTGCCATGCTTGTCGGCCACCTCCTCGTAGGTCTCCAGAGCCAGTACGGAGGGATAGTCCATATCATTCCGCAGCCAAGCCAGTTGGTCGTTCTTATGCAGGTTGCCATACTTGTTCTTGAAGGCGTCGAACGCTTCGTTCAGTGCGTCAAGCAACGGCTTCAACCCCTTGTCGTCCTCGTTGCTCGCCTGGTATTCCAATACGGCGTTGAGGGCATCCTTCACCTTGCTGTAGTCCTTGAAACACTCCTGTCTCGTATGGCCCTTCACCTTGTTCTTATGGAAGACCTTCACCATCTCCTCATCGGTGCGGGTGTCTTTCTTGTCTTTGCGCTTCGACTGCATCGGCACGGCCTTTCCTCTTCGTGCTACGCAAAGCAGGCCATTGCTGTCAATCAACATGCTGCCCTCCTTTACACCCGGACCGAGGTCGTCATAGGTTACCTCTTCCGCCGTTCTGTCAGCCTCTCTGGGCTGCTCGGCGTCCATATTCTTGAAACCTTCCACCCATTTGGCCAGCATCTCCGTCTGGTCCTTGCCATTTGCCGGATACAGGCCCTTCGAGCCGCCGCGGTACGTATCGCCCCTCTCAAAGCCGAACTTCATCTCGCCCGCCATACATTCCGGATGTTCCATGAAGTACTTGTTGTAGGTCATGCTCACCGTCTTCATTATCGGTTCCAGCTTGCTCTTCACACGTTTTGTTTCGCCGGTGTCCATTACGGCCGTGCGCTCGCTCGTTACGGTGCTCACGTCGATGGCGTGCGCCGATGCCCGTCCGTTCACACGCTTCCTCACCACGATGATGTCCGAGGTCACCGCCGCACCGCCGAAGGTCTCATTGTTCAGTCTGAAAGCGCCCACCACGTCGGCTCCTCCTTCTCCTGTCAGCCACTCGCGCAGCTTCGTGGAGTTGTCCAGGGTGCCGTTCGAGGTGATAAACACGCCGATACCGCCCTCTCTCAACTTGCGCACATTCTTGGCGATACAGAAGTCGTGGATGTCTCCGAACTTCTTCGACAGATCCTTGTCTCCCGTCTCGTCCATTACATGTAATCCGGTCACAAAGGGCACGTTCGTGATAGCCAGGTCCACGCTTCCGTTCTCCACGTGTGTCTTCTCGAAGCCCTTCACGTCCACCTCGGCGTCCGGATAGAGCAGCGAGAGGATGCCGCCCGTTGTCGCGTCAATCTCCACGGCGTGTATCTTGCTGCGTTCACTGAAATCCTCCGGCATCAGGCCCAGTATGTTGCCGATACCGGCCGAGCCTTCCAGCACGTTGCCGCCCTTAAAGCCCATCGCACGTACCACATCCCACATCGTGTCAATCACTTGCGCAGGGGTGTAGTACGCACTGTTGCGGCTCATGTTTGCATCCATGTATGCCTCTTCACCGAGCAACTTTCTCAGGTTCCAGTCATACACCCCGTGTACGTCGAATGCCCTGCCAAGTCCGCCCCATCCGCTGAACTTTCTGAGCACAGCCATCTGGGCTGGCGAAGCGGCCTCACCGGTCTCCGTCAGTCTCTTCATTAGCTCGATGGCTGCTATGTTCGCCTTGATGCGCGCGTCCACTCCCTTTGGTGCGTAGTCTGTACCACGCTCCGCACGGTTGTTGTGCGTGTTCATGCGCTCGGCAGGGGCTACTGGCTTTAAGCGTTTCTCGCTCTCAATGCTGCCAGATACTCTCTCGCTTCCGCCTTCGTCATTACCAGGATGGCCGACACTACGTCTATCCACTCCTCGTCCGTCAGGTCCTTCAGTTTCATTCCCTGGGCGCGTTCCCAGCGATTCATCAGCGACAGATTGTCGTCTCCCTCGCCCGGATTCGCCGGTGCCAGGTTGTAATTCATCTTTCTCATTTTCGTTATTATTAATAGTTAAACCATTGTTGTCCTCAAACAAATCGCCAAACAGGTCGGCCACAGGCTTTGCTTCCGCGCTCGACGCTCCGGGCTTCTTGCGTCCTTTCGCCTTGCTTGCCTTCTTGCGCTCGTCGGCCGCCTCCGGCGTTTCCGCCATGCGCTGCGCCTGGATTTCCTCCTCAACCTCCGGAGTGACGGTAAACGGCGTCTCGCCGCGTTCTGCCTGCTCAGCCCACTCGCGCATCTGTTCGTCGGCCGTCTTTCCTTGCTCCTTGGATGTGTTGTCTGCCTTGCTGGATTCATACTTCCGCTGGTTCTCACCATCCTGCAGGCGGTGTTCCACTTCCGCGTTTACAGCGTCAAGCACCTTATCCTCCAGTTTGTCGCGGTCCTCCTTGAACATATACTCACGCTTCAAGTCGCGCAGCTTGCCGTCCGACACGTTCTTTAACTCGTCCTGCAGCCATTTGTAGGCCGCCGTCGGCTTCATGTCCGTCAGTGCTGGATTCAGCACACCCACGATGGCCAGTTGTACGGCCGCATCAGCATCCAGATTCTCCACGGCGTCTTCGTCCACTACGTTGTCGTAGAAGCCCTCCAGCGCCTCGCTCTCCTCATTCATGCTTTTCAAGCCGTTATATTCCGCCTCGAGGTCCTTCTGCTTGTTCTGCAACTCTGCCAACTCACCCTCCATGGCGTCACGCTCCAGCTCGTCCTCCTCACCGGCATTGTCAAGCCGTTCCTCGATCTCCGCTTGTCGGTTCTCATTGTCGGCCATTTCGCCTTCAAGCGCTTTCATGCGTTCTGCGTTGCTGGCCTCGATGCTTGCGCCCTGAGGTATGGCGTTTTCGCTTTGCCGGCCAGGTTCAGCGGAGCGTTTACGCTCGTTGGCCTCCGCTCCGGGCATGTATCTGCCAGCCTCCTTGCGGATGCCTGAAAGCAATTTCGAGTAGGATACGTCGGCCTCTTCCCATCGGTTCATGCCGTAGCGCGTGAAGGCATCCTTCGCGCCCGGGTTCTCCACACGATACATCACGTGAGTAACCTCCAGGTTGTCGTTGGAAAGTCCGCTTCCCGTCTCATTACGCACTCCGCCACGTCCGCTTACAGGCTCCAGTCCGATATTCACCATCAGCTCACGTCCGTCATTCAGTGGCAGTCTCATTGTGATGTCGCCTCCGGCAGGAGCGATGTCTGCCTTGGCCAGTTTCGACTTCTTCTTGCCCTTGGTGGCGCCCGTGTCAATACCCAGGTCAGCCGCCAGTTTCATGGCCAGATGTTCGGCGTCCTTCACGGCCTTCTTTTCCGCGGTCTTCATGTAGCCGAACGATTCATTGAATGCTCCGTTTTCGTCTGCCTCGTAGTATCCGAGCAGCGCCAGTTGGTCGTTTACGGCCTCAATCTGGCGGTCTATCCTTTCAGCGAGTTCGTTCCCTGCATTTTCGTCTTGGGCAGTCTCGATAGTTTCGAGTTTATCTTCTGCTTCACTTGCAAGAGCCTCGCTTTGCTCTGCAAGAGCTTCCGTATCTGCTGTTCTCTGTTCATCTTTCTGTTTTCTTATGTTGTTACGTTTCTCTTTTAACTCACGCTCTTTGGCCTCCATCATAGCCTGGCTGTCTTGCGAAGCCGTAATCAACTCGGCCGTTTCCACCGGTCCGAACTTCTTGCTGTCAAATCCGATATGGTCAAATGCGTCCACTTCCTCATGGCTTGAGAGGTCGTCCTTCCACTGGCTGCGCTGCACCTCCTCTGTATATCGCGTGAACTCATACAGGCTCTTGATATGCGGACGTATCGCCTCGCCAAGTTCTTCGATCATGGCTGTGGCATACTCCTGGATCTTGTGTACGCCATGCTTCATCATCAGGTATGACATCTTCGTCGCAGGCTCAATCAAGTTCGCCGGGAACATAGAGTTCAACTGGTTGCCCAGTCCCTTGCGCAGGATGTCGCGCAGACGTGCAAACTCCTCGGCGTCCTCATCGTCCACCCACCGGCTCTTCTTTTTATCCTTACCATCCTCTGCCTTCTTCACGCTCGCATAATCAGCGAAAGGCTTCGTCTTTCGTCTCGAGCTGCCAATCCATTCCTTGAAGTCCTCGCGACTTATCCGGGTGATATTCCCCAAACCTTTCCAGCCTGGAGAGTAGTTCGACAGGTAAGCTTCCCTGGCTTCATCTTCCGAGTTAAAGCCATACATCACCTTATGTTCGTCAAACTCTCCCGTCTTCGGGTTCACCTGGTCTACCACGTAGACGTCGCCACTTTCCGGATTATCGCTCAGGAACACGTCGATATGGTCGCCGTCCACGCCTTCCGTGCCACGGATATATCCATACGCATTATTCATCGTCACGCTCCATGGCGTACCGTCTGCGTCCACTCCGCTTCGTGTCGAGCCTTTCTCATTCTCGATGCTAATTTTGTGGCCGTCTACGATTCGGTGACCCTTGCGGTAGTTCCCCGCCTCTTTCTGCGCATCGGTAGGAGAGGGGTCTGCCTCGTTCTTCTCGTCTTGCACGTTGCCCTTTGAGGGCTCTTCCTTTATGTCGTCAAGCGACAAAGGCTGCGCGTCTTCCACCGCTTCACGGTCCTTTATCAACTCGGCGGCCTTTCGGGCGTCCTCCTCAGTGCGGAAGTAGTAACCGCCGTTCTCGCGGTCGGCCCAACCTCTTGACGAGGCGAAGCGCCCCTCTCCGGTCTTTTCCCTTGCAAAAGCGTTCAGGGCTTTCTTCTGTTTGTCGGTCAGCTCGCTATCGAAATCAAGATGGTACATATCCGTCTTTTTACCCTTTTTGTTGGTGTATTCGGCAGATTTTATGGAGTAGCCATCATTTTTTTCGCTATTCGCTTGTTCGTCAGAAGTTTTTTCGCTACCTTTGTCCTCAGAAAACTCATGCTCGGCAGAATATTGACGGGAATTGGGCCCGTTGAGAAGTGTCTGCTGACCTGAAGTTGATAACTCCTGATCGGTTGGATATTGACGGAAATTGGGTCCGTCCAGAAGTGCCAATTGGTCGGGAGTTATATTTTTATCAGTATATATAACATTCTCGACTACGGTTAGATTGGCATTTTCTCTTCTCCCGAAAACTGTCGATACAGCATTAACTTCAATATCGCGTCCTGCGTTCTTAACGTCAACTCCAGCGACAATGTATTCGCCCTTCTTATTCTTAATTGTGGTATACAATCTGTATCCTCTATCTTTGTTGGATACCTTGCTGATAGCGAATGGGTGTTGCAGGCCCTCTGCAAGTTGTGACCATTCCTCTTCGTTTAGATTGTGAGATTCATCCTTGTTTAAATGACGTGCTATAACACCGTACTTAATAGTAAACTTATCACCAGTGATTCCAAGTTCCTTCATAAACTGAGGAGTATCGGCTATCACAAAAAATGAACGTTGGAAGAGTTTGCTTGCCAATTCTTTTCCCTTAGTATAGATAGTGTGAATGGCATCTATGAACGACGGCTTCTCTTCCTTTTCCTTCTTGCTCTCATCCACACTGGATACACTGGATTTATCCTCCTTCTTTGCTGCAGCTTCGTCCAATTTCTTATAGAAATAGTCAAAGTAAGTAGGAAGATACTCCTTCACGTGGTCAAACGTTGATTCAGGTAAGGATTCTGCGGCTTCCTTGACAAAGTTGTCATACACCTTGCCCTTGAGAATCTCTTCACTGTTGTTTTCTCCAAGTTTGGGGAATCCGGTCTTAAAATACGCCCTTCTGAAACAAGAAGGCAATTCGTCGTAAAGATACTGCTTAACACGATTGGGTAGGTCGGTTTCCGGAAATTCGGAGGAATCGCCAAAAATAGAGCCGCCTATCTTTTGAGTGATAGGATTTCTTTCAGTTCCTTCTCCACGCTCGGAAGGTTCTTCTCCTTCCTGCGCATGTTCTCCGATTCGAGCGTCTTTATCGCCTCCTCGCTGCCCTTCCTGGCCAGTCTCAGCTGAGCTATCCAGTAATAAATCTCTCTTGTTTCCATCGTAATTGATATTTAAAACCTGTTTAATGGCAGCGGCCAATGACTTCGGGGTCTTGTCCGCCGTCTCGAATAATGTGTCTTTCTTGGCTCCCTGGATAATATCGTACATCTCGTTAAACGTAGCCTGGATGTGTGACTGCGGTTTCGTTCTGTACATGGTAGCCAATTCAAGTGCAAAGTTAGAAAATTCTTCCGAAGGAAGAAAACTTTCGCCGGAAACATCATCGAATTTATACGAACGTTTCCAGTCTTCCACGGCTTGCCTTACCTCGGCCTCGTCCTTGGCGTTATTGAACTGGCTGTCGCTTATCAGTGAGTTATACGCGATGATGCTCTTCTGAATCTCTCCTGTCATACGGTCGTCCTTGTTGCTGTCAAAGTCCCTGAAAGCGGTGGCAAGTACAGCCTTCTGCGCCTTCACGGGAAGGTTCCCGAACATCTCTTCCAGGCGCGTTGGAGCGTCCGTAAAGATGCTCTGGTACATCATTTGCTTCAAGTCGTTGGTCGCCTCAGCGGTCACGTTCCCGTTTCTGTCAATCGCACTCTGCACCTGCGTGTCGCTGATGAAGCCGGCTTTGTTCAGCCATTTCAATACGGCAGCGCCGTTCTTGTCAACCAACTGTGCAAAAGATTCGTCCTCCTCGCCATTCAACAGAATGGAAGCGAAGTTCTTTATTCTGGCTCCCATCTTTTGTACGGTGTTCTTTGCCTTGATGCGTTCCACGCCGCCGCTCTCTGTGTCCTGTGCCACATACTGACCCAGTTCGATAGCCTGCTTGTCGTCCGCATCTATCATGTTCACCAATACCGGATGCTGCATCTTGCCCAATTCCTCTGCGTCGATGCCGAACTCGTCCGCATGGTCCGCAAGGTATTTCTTGTACGCCTCGCCATTCTCCGGATAACTGTTCCACATCAGTTTGAGCGCGTCCGAACGGTTGTTTCCTTGGATCACCTCGCCACGGGCATTCACTGATGGAGCGCCAGTGTAAGCGGTCACGCTGGAAGTAATCTCCTCCGGGCGTATATTCTCCGCAATCTTTTTGGCGGAGAGTACGCTGCTCTCGTCCTTGCGGTTCTTGGGTTGCGCTTCGTCGATGAAGAAGGCTGGGTTTCTGTTGCCCTGGATATGACTCGGTTGCAGTTGTTCTGCCTCGATGACCGCTACATGCCCGGTAGGGATAGCGTTGTCGCTGAATTTAATGTTCACCTCCTTGCCCGTAACGGCCTTGATAGGCTGTTGTCTGTCCACCTTCTGCGGCCCATTGCGTCTGTATCCACGTGCACGTGCGTCAGCAGGCGTGTCCACGCTGATGTCGGGCACCCCGTTCAGGGCCTCACGTTCTTTTCGTTCCGCCTCTTCGCGTTCCGCTTTGGTGGCAGCCTCTTCGGCAACCTTGGCCTCCGCGATACGTTTTGCCTCGGCGTCACGAGCAGCGCGTGCGTCCATATCGCGGCGCATGCCGGTTGAAGCGATACGCTTCCAGTGATCGAGTGCCTTTTTGGCTTCATCGATTGCCTGTCTCTTCATCTTCTCGGCATTGATTTTCTCGATCACGGATGCACCTGATGGATACTTCGCCTTCTCGGCTCTTTTCAGTTCCTCTTCTTTATCCTTCACCATGCTTTCGGCCACAGCCTTAGCCATGGACTGGTCTCCCTCGGTCTGCTCCACGATGGCGTCCCATGCCGTGTCAGTGTCCGTCTGTTCATACAATGGCTGTCCGCTCTCGTCCTTCGGAATGCGTTCCATGGCGCTCGGTTCCGCGGCTTGGCTGGCTGGTTCGGCGCCCAGCTGCTCGTTATTCTGAGGTTCGACAGTCTGCTGCTCGATGGCCTGCTGCTCGGTATCATTATTCACGCTGGGCTCCGCGCCATTCATTTCAGGAACCTGCTCGGGCTGTTGGGCTTCCTCTTGCGCCTGTGCGCCTTCTCGTGCGGCCAGCTCCTTTTTCATACGGACAAGGCAACCTCGTCCATAATCGGTTATTGTGTCGTCATGTCCGTCCAGCTCACCGATGCGCTTCTTTAACTCCTCGTCAGTCATGCTCGCCATGCTCTTCGATTGATTATCGAACGCTTCCTTGAACCTTTCCTTATCTTCCACGCCTTCCAGGTCCTCCGGCGTGATGGTTATCTCGGAAGCGGCGAGGTGCGCTTTTTCGCCGTTTCCGTTGCTTGTTTCCTCGGAAGGGCTATTTACACTTTCCCCTCCATTTTGCACGTTCTCGCCTGTATTTTGTACGCTTTCACCCGTATTTTGTACGTTTTCTCCGTTATTCGTAACGCTTCCTTCATTTTCTTCGCTTTGAGGGCTTGCCTCGAAGTCAGAGCCAATCTTGTCAAGTTCTTCCTCGGTAAGATATGCAATCTTGCTCTTGCCTCGGATGGGCTCGCTGGTATAGACCTCGTACTCTCCAGGTTTTGTAACGCGGGTGATCACTGCGCGCATCTGCTTTCCATTCTCGTTGATGGTGATAAAGCCCTCTCCGTACTTCCGGTCTGGCTGCGCTTCTTCGTTGGTGGCGCTACCATCCGGAGTGGCGCCCGATTCTCCCCCCTCAGAACTGCCTGCGTCTTCTTCCTCGGATGCGGAAGCGTTTTCTTTCTCCGCTTGCATCTCCGCGCCGAAGTTCATCTTTTCGTAGCTGTCGGCCGCATCCTGCAGTTCCTGTCTCGTGTAGGTTGCGTTTGAGTTACCGTCTATATTCACTTGTACATTATCCTCATCGTCCAATCCGATGATGACAACCCTATGAGCCGCCCCGTCCTTTCCTATGATGTTTACGGCGTTGCCTGAGGTCATGGCCACCGTTCCGTTAATTTCGGCAAGTGCGCGTTCCCTGGAATCGCGTCGCACATAATCCTCCATCCTTCTCCTGTTCTCTTCGGCATCTTCCAGTTCTCCCACGTTGAGGATGTCGAAGACGTCAATCATCTCCGTCTTACCCTTTGTGGGGTTATAAACAAGCACATCATTGTCCGATGCGGACGTATCCACCATGCTGCCGTCGTCCATCATCACCACGTTCCCGTCCACGATGAACACCTCCACGTCATCCTGTTTGAGCGTGGCTTTTTGGATTTTACCGGTCTTCTTGTTGCTGATGCGGTCGATATAGTCATTCGCGTCGTTCACCTCCAACTCGATGTCATCATCCACGCGCTTCATCATGGCGTCAGACATTTCGCTGGCGTTGAGGAAGTCGGCCACCGCGCTCTTTTGGTTCTCGTCAAGGTCGCTATCCTTTAGCATCGACAACATTTCCTTGCGGTCGTCAGTGCCAAAGTAGTTACCCAGCCAGCTCTTTACATCGTCTCCGTCTTCCAGGCCGAGCGCCGTGCGGGCGTTTCCTTCCTGATACACCATGTTATTCTTGATGCGGCGTTTCTCTTCAGGCGTCTCCGCGTCGTATCCTGTCTGGTAGGCGCTGTTCATGGTCACCTCCGGAGCGGGGACTTCGCCTTCAACCGTCTTCTTGGCATTGAACAGATTGTACCCACGGTAGTTCTCCAGGGCTTTGGCGTACTCCATCACGGCCTTCTTCTCTATATCGTGAAGCTTGTCGTCCTTCATCACGTCGTCCAGTATCGAGACCATCTCCTTATCGTCTGCGCTGTCAATTCGTTCGCGAAGAGGGTCGAACACATCCCTGGTCAGTCGTGTGCGCGCAATGTGCTCTGTCTCGTTCAATCTTTTCTTGGCCTTGCCATATCCGGCGCCGTACGAAGCAGTACGCAGGGCACTGAAAGCTCCGCATGACAGTCCGATGCCGAGAAGGATGTCTATTTGGTTGTCCACGTCAGTAAGGTTGCTCATCTGCTCGTCACCTACAAGCCATGCGTTAAGAGGAATATTCACTTCCTCTTCCATAACCTCACCCACGAATCCGTTGAACTGAACACGATCTTCCAGCTTCTTAAGTGCGTTGGCCCACTTGCTGGCACCTGCACTCCTGAACATATTTGTCACTGAACTAAGCCCGACCTTGTCCAGGCCTTTCTCTGCCAGCTTGCCTATACCTTTGTTGATGAATCCAAACTGTTCGCCCAGCAACTCGGTGTAGTTTTCTACGGTCATATTGGCAATACCCTCGTACAAAGCGCGTCCTTTGCTCTTGCCGCCTTCAAACGATTGCACTATAGGTTTCCCCTCGTCGTCGTATTCCAATACGGCTTGACCGTTCTCTCTGTTCTTGGCGTCAGCCAGCATCTTGGGCGCCTGTACGGTAGTGGCCAATATGCCAGCTTCTGCAGCGTCACCGGCCACACGTGCCGCACCGCGTGCGATGGCAGGCAGCGCACCGCGTACGCCGTACTTTCTGGCCATAGCCTTGGTCATGCCCAGTGCGGTGGCCTTGCCGAGCCCGTGAGCGGGATTCATGGCAGTCTCCGCCATGAAGGGCACCATTTCGGCGGTAATCTGTCCGGCCGTGTAACCGTGAGGCAGGTCTGCGTTCATATTGGCATCTGCCTGCATACCTGCGGCCACTGCCAGATTATTCTCGTCTTCCGTCAGTTGCTTGCCACGTTCCATTTTGGTCTTTATGTTGGCAATCTCGCTTTGTGTGCTGAGTTGTGTGACGCCTGCGAACCAAATGTCAGGATTTGCGGATGCGTCCTTCATTCCCTGCCAGATGTTGGTGAAGTTATTGGTATCAAAGAAACCTTCGCTCTTGTAGAGGTCCCTCTGCGCCTTCAACGTGCGCAAGGTCTGGCTCAGTGTGTTGTTTTCCGCCATCAACGTTCTTGCACGACTGTCCTTGTCGCTGAGAGCCGTGCCTGCTTCCTTCCCTTGTGGTGTCGGGTGCATATTCCGGTTGGCCTCCCCGATAGAACGGGCAAGGTTTGAGAGGAACCCTTTGAAACCTCCCTGGCTCGCCTCCTTGTCCTTCTCTTCATTATCCTTATTATATAAGTCGCGCAAAGCGTCCTCGTTAGCTTTGATTCTGCTTTCCACGTCATTAATCTTGCCGTTAAGAATTTCGCTGTCAGATTTCGGCATGTCCTTTGCCTCGCGTTGCGGCTTCTCAGGAACGGCCAAAGGAGGCGTGATGGCTTGCTCCTCGAATTTGCCGGATTGCGGGTTGAAGTTCATCTTCTGTCCTTCCCCGTTCCAGTCCATCTGCCATGGATTGGGTTTGCTCCCTGCCGGATCAGTCTTCTTAGTGGCCTGCTTTACTGGTTCTGGTTTGATAGGTTCGTTTGCCGGCCCGGCTGCTGCCACTCCATTCTGCGGCTGTGGGTCCGCAGGCTGCGAGGATACAGGTTGCGCCACTGGCTGCGGCGTTATCGTCTGTACGGGCTGTTGCTTGACCGCTCCAGCTGTATTGTTACTTGCACTCGAACGTGAAGGACCAACCAGAGAATCAAACTCCGCATAGTCCTTTCCCACGTTGTGTCCGAGTTTCCTTGCCTGCTCGAAACACCACTTACGAGAATCCTCGTTAGTTTCCATCAGCTTGTCGAACTCCTCATACGAGGCGCCCACATTCAGACCTGAATCTTTCAGCGTCTTATAAAGCCATTGTCTGCTTTCGTTCGCCATTGATATATGATTTTGATTATTTTACTCCTGGCATAGTGCCTCCGACGGCGCTTCCGCCAACTCCCGGCATAGTGCCTCCACCTTTATTACTGTTGTCTTCCACCTTCATGCCGGCGACAGACTTCAACGCCTTCTGTGCGTCCTCGCTCTTGTCGATGTTGGCGCCGATGGCTATAAGCATAGCCTCGGTGGATGGTGGGTCGTAACCCAGTATCTGCTCCTGGCCAAGGTCGTCCTTCATCTTGATAGGCTTTCCCATGACTTCCTTGCGGACGTTCTCAGGCAGCTTGCTGAATATGAGTGATACATTTGATGCGTTCAGCGAAGCCACAGGAACGCTCACGTTGCCCTTTCCAACGCCGAGAGAGAATGTCATTGAGCCGGACGCCATTTCCTTGCCCAGGCGTTTCGATTCCATGCTGATACGTGTGGCCGCTTGCGATGAGGATACGTTGAACTGGCGCTTGCCCTCCTCGAACTGCTTTTCCCAGCGGGCCACTTCGTCGTCGTGGTACTGGCCTTGCCGGTCGAAGGTTTTCTGCCATTGCTCGTCCTGCTTGGCCTCGCGCTGCGCCTGGTGCTCCTGTGTCTTGTTGTACCGGTCTTCCTCCTTCTTCTCGCGTTCAAGCTGGTGTCTCCAATTCATGTCCTGTTGTTTCAACTGGCCAATCTTCAAGGAGTAGTTCAGAAAGCGCTCTGCGTCTGCGTCGCGCTCCTTCTTTATCCGGTCATACCGGGCCTTTACCTTGTCGCTCATGGAGCTTTCCTTGTTATACATATTCGGAGCGTACTGGCTTGTTGCCCATAGGTTCGAGATGGCGGAGATACCGTCACCCAGTGCGGCGATAACCTGGTCTCTCTTCTGTCGCTTGCGCTCTCTCTCCAACTCGTCGGCGGTCGGCATCTTCACTTTGTTCCGTTCCGCCTCGAGCTGTTTGATCACGTCACTCATGGGGTGCTCGTCCGCGCTGTTTTGCGGCGTCACTTGATTGTCGCCCCCTGGATTGTTCTGTTGAATGGTGCTCTTTTCCTCGTCCATAATGTGATAAGTTTAGAATGCTCCGGCAATACCTGCTCCAGCCTGCGACATGCCCTGCACGGCTTGTGCGATGTTGGCCGCCTTCTTCTGTTCCAGATTGTTGAGCGCGTCGTTCAATCCGGCCTTCGTACCCATGTACTGGCGCTCGATGTTGTCCTTGCGCGCTTCCGCGTTGACGGCGATTTGTGAAGTGGCGTCCGCAAGGGCCTGGTTGTTGGCCGCCTTTTCCGCCGCCACGCTCTCCTCGCTCGCGCCCGCCACGGCCTGAGCGCCAGCAGCCTGCCGGTTGCGGTTCTTGATACTCTCCTCGGTAGCCGTAAGGATGCGCTGGGCGTCCGCGCGCTGAGTGGCGTCCTCATTGTACCGTTGGTCAAACCAGTCCTGGTTCTCCTTCTGCTGTTCCTTCAGGTTGGCCTTCACCTTCTTCATGGCCTTGCTGGCTGCAATGCCTCCGAAGATGCTTCCTGCGGCCGAAATACCCGCTCCAATTAAACTTCCTAACATGATGATTCTAATCTTAAATTACAGGGGTAAAATTAAGAAGGTATCTTTGCACATTCATTTTAAGTTAATACTCACATGGCATTAGGAAGGAAAACGGGAGGCCGTCAGAAAGGCACCCCCAACAAACAGAACCCTCTTAAGGGATATCTCTCGGCTCATAGCATGAAGTATTTCGAGCCGAGTGAAGAGAACAACGGATTGAGTCAGTTCGAGGCGGACCTGCTGGCAATGAAGCCGGAGGATCGAGTACAGGCAGAGATAAAGTTGCTCAAGTACCACACCCCGGAGATGAAGTCCACCGAGGTCGACCTGACCATTGACGAGGATGAGAACAAGACGATGGACGAGCGCTTGACTGAGCTCAGTGCTGAGGACGAGGAGTGACATTCTACTTTGTCTATAAGTAGACGAACATAAAAGGTACACCATCAGTCACGCACCTATATTTGCATACTACTTTTTCAAGGGGATTAAATTCTTATTTTTGTTTGAGATGGTTATCCAGTTTTTCAAAGAATCAAGAACGGAGAGCGGCCGGTCCGAGAGGATAAGCCGCTCTTTTTTATTCAGTCGGCATTAAATAATTATTTTGCGGCATTTTGCCGAAATAAACACTTTTTTGCGGCATTTTTCGCGCATTTGCGGTATTTTTGCCGCAAGTATTTATTTTTAATTCAATAAACAGAATAAAATTAATCAGTTTATTTTTGATTTTTCATCTGCTTTTTCTTCGTATTTCTGCCGAAATAAATGGCTTATTGCGGTATTTCTCCCGAAATATGATTTTTTCTTCGGCATTATTGCCGCAGAAAAACGTTTATTGCGGCATTTTGCCGAAATATATTCGATTCTTCGGCATTTTCACCGCAGAAATGCGTTTATTGCGGCAAACTGTGGTATAAATAGAATAGAAATAAAAGTATATTATATATTAATATTATAATAAAAGAAAATATAAAAAGAAAAATCGGGGTTGAAATAAAAAGCCCGGAATAAATAAACCGGGCTTATGATGGGTGAGGGGTAGAGGGCTGTCAGACGAAGCCCTTCCCCTTCTGCTTTTCGTAAACGGCGTACTTGCCCTTGTCTTCGTTGGCGACCTTGAAGAGCACGATAGAGCGGTTGGGAATGTCTTGCGGAAGTTTGGCGGCCAGCTCGGCGATGATTTCACTGACGTTTGCGTAGCCGGTCCCTCTCAACTCGCCAACGACCTTGCCGCGGAAATACGCCTTGGCTGAAATCTGGGCGTACACTGACATGCGTCCTCCCAGTCCGTCCCTTTCGTTTGCCATCGTCTTCCTGACGGTGCTTGACGGCTTGTCGCTGAAAAAGATGAAGTCGATGACCTTCTCGTTCAACACCCATGCCGGACTGAAATCGAGTTTGAGATAGCCTCTCGTTACCGTCGTGCTGCGCTGTGAGTGGTTCATGGCAAATCCAATCTCGCTGATTGTAGCGCCGCAGTCGTTCTGTGCCACGGTGCCCCAGGTATGGCGGAAGGTGTACAGACTGTACTGCTTCTCCTTCGGAATGCCGAGCGAGCTGCATATCTGCTTGATGCCCGTTGAGCAGTTCGAGGTGAAACTGTCAGCGGTGCTCATGCGTTCATGGAAGTTGAACAGAAACTCTGAGCCGGTTCTGTCGAGATACTTTTCGAACACGGATTGAAGGATCTGCGGAACGCGCATCTCCATGTACGCACCGTCCGACCTGCTGTTCATCGTCTTTGCGCGTCTGTAATGCAACACGCCGTCAAAGTAGTCCGCCTTCTTCATCAGGTAAAGGTCCATGGCGTTGATGCCGGCCAGGCAAAGTATCATCATTGCGACGTCTCGCCCGAGTTCCGACAACGGAGCGCTGCGCCCGTTGTCTATGGCGGGTGCCGAGAAGAACGTGCGGCACTCTTCCGGAGTGATGGCTTTCTTTTCCGGACGGTCTGCCTTCGGGATGGCCACTTTCACAAACGGGTTTGTCTTTATCCGGATGATGCCCGCGTCGTAGTCGTTGAACTCGGCCAGCGCTCCCTTGAATATCTGGCGGATGCAGATGGGATACATCTGCTTTGCGCGGGTCGTTCCGTCGAGTGTCTTCATCCACCGGTTTATGAAGGCCGACGTAATCTGCGAGAACATGATTCTGTCGGTGCCCGCGAAACGCTCCATGTGCTGGTAGGCCCATTGGTAGTTGCGCGCATTTCTCTCGTGCCCTTCGTCGATCATCCTGTCATGATACGTCCGGGCGTAGTCCGAGAAACAGACGTCGCTATCTCCGGTGACGAGGAAGTCAACCAGTTCCTTCACTGTCCATGCGGTAGTGTCGTGCTTCAACAGCCTTTCCGCATAATCCATGATTCTTGCCGAGCAGTACTGCATCACATAGGGGTCCTTGATGTCGCCTTTCTTGTCCAGCTCGTTCTTTGAAACCATCTTGCATGTCTTGATATATCCCGGCTTCCGGTTGTGTACCACCCGGATATATACCTGGTAGAAGCCGTCCTTTCTGGGCGTTCTTACCATCGCTTTGAATGTTGCCATAATGCTCTTAATGTACTTTTTATGATAAGGGGATTAATACTTCTGTCATTTGTAATCTGCTTGTAATCGGCCTAAGTTTTTCTGTTCAACAATTTGTAAGCAAAGCGCTATAAAACGTACATGCAAAGCGTGTACAAACAAACAATCGAAATAAGAAAAAGTTAGGCTGAAAGCCTTTGTAAAAGAGGGATTCCAGCCTAACCGAATGATTTACACGTCAAATACCGTTATTGCTCTACCGCTGCCTGCGCCGCTGCCAGACGTGCGATGGGCACGCGGAAGGGAGAGCAGCTGGCGTAGTCAAGGCCAATCTTGGCGCAGAACTTCACGCTACTGGGCTCGCCGCCGTGCTCGCCGCAGATACCGGTGCGCAGGT